GCATATCACCAATAGAGGCGAATCGCTTACCGGCATCAACCAACATACCAAGCAAGTTTAGGAGGGTGCCGCTAGGTTCTTTAAACGGCAAAGGCATTAACGCATCGCGCAATGAGCCTCCTGGCGCATCCATGTCCCTAAACTCACCTGGCTGTAACGGCACATCGCTATCGCGAATACGAATACCACGCGCCTTAAATCCAGCAGGTAGATTGGCCAAAGTACCGGCATCAATCAACTGTCGAAGCAATGAGGTCGCCCCACGGGACAACCCACCGATCATATGCGTTAGGCCGAAACCATAAAAGCCGACCCCAGGAAGAAACTTATAATGAACAAAATAATCAATCCTAGTACGCATAGGATCGTTTTGATTGTAGTTTCTGCGAATGGATAGAATTTGAGACTGGCTTTGAGAGATGGTAACAATGTACGGAAGCTTGATACCCGTTTCTTCACCTTCTGCATTAACGTCTTCATACCCTGGAATGTCGAGTTCAACGTGCATTTCAAGGATTTCACATTCGTCTGAATTAGAGCTACCAGACGGCTTAACACCTTGTAGTTCATCTAACTCCTCCTCAATACCATTGCCTGCTGATGGGTCCGAAGAACGATCAGACATTTTAGTTTTTCGGTAAAAACCAGACTGCTGAAGCTTCTTCACATCGTTAATAGACATGTCAACAATGTGCGTAATGCGACCAGCACTCGAAAGACTCGAAGCGCCATAAGGCACAACAAGCTTTTCAGATGGAATAAACCTAGAGACTGGACGATTTAAAGTTTGGTCAAAGTGAACCTTGCGAAATGCACTGCCCGATAACGGGAGATAAAACAGCATTTGGTCAGTTTCAGGATCATACTCTTGCATTACATGAGTGATCTGATAGTTCATGTACTCTTGTACACGCGCTGCCTGGAGGTCCGTTTGCGGAGTACCCAGTCCAACGACTTGAGTCTTAACGGGACCCCCAGGCGGCAACATCTCTTTATAAGCTTGTGCTTGAAACTGCGTAACACTCTCTGCCAGAAGCGGATGCACAATCCCCGAAGCACCCTCAAAAGGCTCGCTTCGGTCTTCAAACTTCATGCCTAAAAACTCAAGACCTTCTCTATAAGTTTCTTCCCACTCTTTTCTTGAAGAAAGATCATCTTTGAAATCTGCAACACAATCACTGTACAGCTTACCGAGATCTGACTTATCTAAAACTTCCGCAAGGTTTTCGTAAAAATCCTCTGGCGCACCCATGGCTTGAGGCATCATAGGAGGTGGAGCACCAAACAACATGGTGCCGTCTTCAAGGGTTTCTACCTCATCATCTTCAAACCCAGAACCAAGAAGCTCATCAAAAGACTCGTCTTCAACATTGACTTCAACTTCTTTTGAGTTGTCTTCAATCTCTAGTTCTTGGATATCAACGTCATCAACGCCACGCTCAATAGCCATGTGTTAGCCCCACTTCCTTTCCCACTTCGTCATCGAAGTAGATTTCTTTTTAGCCTTGACCTTTGCTTTCGGCTTACGAACAGCGCCACCCTTCTTCATCTTAATCATCATCGGGTTGTCTTTGTCAGGAAAAAGCTCTTCCATATCTTCCTTTTTCTTACCCTTCTTCTTAATCATGATCATGACAGATCCGCGCTTTTCCGGCATCTCTTCATCTAAATACTCAGAAAGCTCGTCTTCGTTTTCTAACAAATCATCAATTAAAGATTGATCGTCAGAATCTTCAAGAAGGCGCATAACCTTTTTGTACATGTCCGTGTTGCTGGGCTTCATAAGGTTATTCCTTGTCAGAATACAGATTGTCAAAGATCTGATTAACGTCAAGCGTGTAGTCTAAATCAGACTTACTGTAATGAATATGCTGCGAAGGCTTAAAGTCTGGCGCACCTTCGCCTGTTTGAAACCATGCAGGATGCGTGACTCTTACCCTGTTATTGGGTAACGCTACAATATTTCCCGTCCATTCTCCAGCATCAAGCAACTCAAGCACATGCGATTGCTTATGCTGCGCCGGATCATCAGCGATCTCATTCTCCGCGTAGTCTACCGTAAAAAGATATTTCGCAGGATAAAATTCACCATCGATCTTAGCAAGCCAAGGGCAAGGTGTGCAGCGGTCAAGCACATAAACAGAGTGATTATAAGAACTGCAATCCCAAGGTTGAGCAGCCCAGACAGGCATCGGTTCAGGCCATTCTTCAAACGGCGTATCACCAACCAAAGCGGTGATGGGCATTCTTGCCCACATCGCGCCACCGTGTACGTTAGGCTCGTCTTCATCAGCTTCGCATCCAGTAAAGATAACTTGAAATGAAAGACATCGAGTCGGCATGGTAGTCACAGCGATAACCATAGCGTGTAAAAACTCGCCATGGTATCGCTCATGATTAACCGTGTATTCCCTTCTTACCCACGCCTTAAAGTGTGGGATATTGCTTTGGAGATAGGCCATGCTTAACGCATAGCCTTGCCAAACCCTCGCTTAGCCGCACCAACTCCGCGAGCAGTTTTCTTTCTGCCCACAGATCCACCCTTCTTGTATCCAGGTGGCATCATACCGCCCATCTTGCCACCCTTCGAAGCCATCTTAGACTTCATGGACATACCACCCGCTCTCATGCCAGGAGGTCTGGGCGCCTTCTTCTTTAAATTTTGGCGCTGTTTACGAGCAGCAAGATTGCCGTACTTTTTAGTTAAGTCATCAATCACACTTGTTGATTGCTTCTTCCCAGTGCTTTGAACAGATCTAAGCAAATTCTTTTGAGCATCACTCAACTCTGAGATTGATCTGCCAGTTCCTGCACCAGATCGGGCTCTTGAAGGTCCAGCCTCTTTGCCGCCCATACGGGTATTTCTTGACGCTCTTGCCGCAGCTGCAAGTCTACCAGCTGCAAGTTTTTCTTCTCGAGGAGCAGCTCGACTTACAGTTCTTTTTTTACCAGTTACTCCGCCACGACTATATCCTTTTGCTTTCATCATTCCACCTTGATTCTTTTTAACGGGCTTTTTCTTTGTACGAACAAAGTCAATAAGACCTCGCTCACCACCAAACTTCTCATCATCACCAAGCAATGCTCGGGCGAGAACACCACCGAATGGCCGAAACTTTGCATCTTTCCCAAAAACAGCTCCACGCTTTTTTGTTGTGGACTTCGAAGTAGATTCGCTTTTCTTATCAGAAGATTTCTTAGAAGCTTTTTCAGAAGCAAGCTTTGTTGTGTAATCATTACCGTTCCACTCAAAGGTTTTTTTGCCGTCTGCTCTAGCCTTTCTAAAGGCTTCTTTAAACGGTACACCGCCTTTACTCACACCTTTGGTGTAATCTTTTTTCTTATCTTTTGTTCCTCCAGACAAGGTAGAAGCAGCGGCGCCAGCGGCCGCAGTTCCAGCAATACGCCTTCGACCTCTTGAAGTTAGCTCTTTAATCTTATCTTTCTTAAGAACCCTTCCTGTTTTAGGGTCTTTTATCCCGCCAACAGCAGAACCTACTTTTGAACCAGGCTCAATTCGTACACCCTTGTTTCCTGCTGCACCTACTCTGCGTGATGCACCTTTTTCTAGCTTTCCCGCTGCTTCAAATAACGTTTTAATTTTACCGGCCATGATCGTGTCCTTATCTCGAGATTAATAATATGCGCGTTTGTCTCGGTAAACTTCCTCTTCAATCTCGTCAGACTCAAGGTTAATAAAGTTACCTTGTCTGAATCTTAGTATAGCTTGGGTCATAGAGTCTACATAATCATCGTTCTCCCCAAACGGAAATGCAGCACACTCCTCAATCACCTCATCCGCAAACACAAAGTCAGGCGCCCATACCATCCCAGACTCAAATACAGGGCTCACCGCATGTACCCGTGTCATCTTGTCATTACCCCGACTAGGCCGGTAATTAACAACAGGTATACCCATCGCCCTCAACTCATGCGTCAACGGCGTACCACTCGCTTGGGCCTCAACAAGTACCATATCAGGCTCATACTCCTTGTACTGATCCATCGCCTCAGCCTTCAACTCAGGAAAGTCCCAACGACCACGGGTCGCATCAAGAAGAATCAATGCATCACTCCCACCCTCCTGCGGCGTAAAGACACCCCAAGTCGTAATCGCACTAAAGTCAGCGGTCTGACTCTTAC